TGCTGATGAGATTAAAAACGCTTCTATTTTGTTTGACAATATGGTTATTAAACCTATTCAAGACCAAATTATAGAAGCCTTTGATAGAATTTTAGGTTATAACGGAATTACTTTGAAGTTATTCTTTAAAACGTTACAACCTTTAGAATTTGTAGATTTAGAAAACGCACAAAACGAAGAACAAGTTGCTGAAGAAACAGGAACGGAATTAAGCAAAGATTTTAAGATAGCTGAAGCGTTAATTAATTTAGGCGAAGACGAACCCGAAAATTCGATTCTAATAGACGAATACGAGGTAGATTATGATTCGGACGACAAAGAAAACGAAACGCTTTCTAAAGAGCCTAAACAATCGTTTTTAAGCAAAATAGTAAACTTAGTTTCAACTGGCGATAATAGACCTAATATTTCAAGTAAGCAAGACGAAGTAATTGAAGGTATTAAATTCCTAACGAGATACGTTTACGCTGGTAAAACAAGCGCTGATAGTCGTGAATTTTGTAATAGAATGATAGCGGCTAATAAGATTTACCGTAAAGAAGATATTATTAAAATGGGTTCTGAAGTAGTAAACAAAGGTTGGGGACCACGTGGTGCGGACACATATTCAATTTGGTTCTATAAAGGTGGTGGTAATTGTAACCACCGTTGGAATAAACGTGTTTACGCTACATTTAGCGGTAAAGCAATTGACGTTAACAGTAAAGAGTTAAAACAAGTTGCGGTACGTAAAGCTGAAAAGTTAGGGTACGTCGTAAAGAATGATTCTAAAGTAAGTCAATTACCTAAGGATATGCCAAATAACGGATTTTTACCAACTAATAAAATATACGGGGAATAATGGCTGAAGCTTTACTCATAACACGACAAGACGTTGTTAAGTTCACTGCAATGAACGGCAACGTAGACACGGACAATTTTATTCAGTACGTCAAAATAGCACAAGACATTCACATACAAAATTACTTGGGTACTGATTTACTTGAAAAATTAAAGTCTGAAATTATTTTAGCGGCTTCAGGAATACCAACTGCAATTACAATAAGCAACCAAGGGACGGGATATACTACGGGAACTGCTATAAATACAACAAGTACAACGGGAACTGGCTTAAAATTAAATATTACGGCGGCGGGTGGTTTAATTACTGCGGCTACAATTAACACGGCGGGTACGGGTTATAAAGTAGGAGATACGGCAACAGTGACGGGCGGTACAAATGGAGCGGTTACAATAAGTTCAATTTACACAATCCCAACTGATTACAATAATCTTTTAGTTAACTACGTAAAACAAATGCTTTGCCATTGGGCTATGGTTGAATATTTACCTTTTGCGGCTTATACAATAGCGAACAAAGGGGTGTATAAACACAATTCAGAAAACGCTACGAACGTTGAAAAGGTAGAAATTGATTTCTTAATAGAAAAAGAGCGTTCTATTGCACAACATTACACGGAAAGGTTTATCGATTATATAGCATTTAACAACGATTTATTTCCTGAATACAATAGTAACTCAAACGGGGATATGTACCCCGATACAAATAATAATTATACTGGCTGGTATTTATGAAGAACTACAAACCAAAAGACGAAAACATAAAGAAATTATTAACGTATTTAAGTAAGCAAAATGGCAAACGTAAAGATAAGTCAATTAACAGCGAAAGGAAGTAATTTAGTTGCTTCAGATAGGTTCGCAATTGCTGAAGATGCTGGAGGCGGAACGTTCGCAAGTAAATACATTACGGGAGCTGAAATAGTAACTAAAAATATTAACACTTATTCGAGTACGTTAAACAATTTAGTTTTAGCTGATGCAAATAAAATTATTAAAGTAGACAATAATTCTGCTAACGATTTAAGAATACCAACAAACGCAAGTCATGCTTTTCCAATAGGAACGGAAATAATTGTAATTCAGTATGGTACGGGACAAACTACGGTAGCACCAACTGCGACGGTAACAATGCGAAGTAGTGGGGGTAAGAATAAACTTTCGGCACAATATTCACAAGCTACGTTAATAAAGATAGGAACTAACGAGTGGGTTTTATCTGGAGACATAACAACTTAGAAAAATGGCAAATGCAAATGGATGGGGCGACGGTGCTTCAAATAATAATATAGGTTGGGGACAAGGTGCTGATAATGCCATTGGCTGGGGTTCGGTTTATTCCGTTTCTGAAGCTGGTGCAACTGATATTGTAGGAACTCCAGCAGTTGACCCCAATGCACAAGCATTCATAACAGCGGCTGCAATAACAGACCCTACTCAACAAAGTGCTATTAATCAATTAGTAGTTGACTTGAAAGGATATTCTATTTGGACTAAGTTTAAAGCGTTATATCCGTTTGTTGGTGGTACAAACTCACAACACGCTTGGAATTTAAAAGATACAACTACTTATAAAATTACTTGGTATGGTGGCGTCACAAGTTCTGCTAATGGTATTTTAGGAAACGGAACTAATGGATACGGAGATACATTTTTAGCTAACAATGTAATGGCTCAAAGTAACGCACATATATCTGTTTATTCAAGAACTAATTATCAAGGAACTGTTTCTGATATAGCGTCTTATAGCAATCAATTTGGTTCTTTTATGTATATTAGAGGAGGTGGAAATAACTTTGAAGGTCAAGTTAATGCGGGAACGAGAGTTAATGTATCAAATACAGATTCAAGGGGCTTATTCTTAATAACAAGAACAAGTGCAATTTCGCAAACAGGGCAGAAAAATACAACTCAATATGTTACTGCTTCAGTACCTACTAATCATATTGCTTCATCGTTTAAATTATTAAGGACGGGAGATGCAAGTGCGGAATATTCACCAAGAAATTTAGCCTTTGCATCAATAGGTGACGGATTAACAGATGCAGAAGCACTTAACTTTTACACAGCAGTACAAGCATTTCAAACAACTATCGGACGCTCAATAGGAACTCAAACAGTAAGTGATGCAGATGCACAGGCTTTTGTAACGGCTGCTGATATACAAGACCAAGTAGAAGCTAACGCAGTAAACAACTTAGTAATAGGATTAAAAGCTGATAGCTTATGGACTAAGTTTAAAGCGTTATATCCGTTTGTTGGTGGTACAGCTGCTCAGCATAAATGGAATTTAAAAGACCCACGCGATTTAGATGCTGCGTTTAGATTGGTGTTTAATGGAGGTTGGACTCATTCAAGCACAGGAGCTTTGCCTAATGGAACAAATGCTTATGCAGATACTAAATATATAGAAAATGTAAATGGTAATTTGAATTCAACTCATTTAAGCTATTATTCAAGAACAAATAGTAATGGTACGGAAGTAGAAATTGGAGCAAGGTCATCAGTTACAAATGTTGATTATAATTTACTTGAAATTAGAACAAGTGGTACAACATATTTTTTAAGTAATCAAAGTGGTTTTACATCAGTTTCAGATGCTAATTCACAAGGTTTTTATATTACGAATAGACAAGCTTCAAATGACATTGATGGATGGAAAAATGGAAGTAAATTAGTTAATGGAACAACAGTTTCCACCATTAGACCAAATGTAAATACTATGATTGGAGCAATGGGAACAGGTTCTACTCCATTGTATTTTTCAACTAAACAAACAGCCTTCGCTTCAATAGGTGACGGTTTAACAGATACCGAAGCAGCTAACTTTTACACAAGAGTACAAAATTTCAACACAGCCTTGGCTCGCCAAGTTTAATTATAAGATATGAAACTAAACGAATTAACAAAAGAACAAAGACTCACTTATGTAGGCTTGCTTACTGAGTTACAAAAAGACGAATTAATAGGTCAATGGTATGCACCTGACAGTTACTTTAACCCTATCCAAGACCTTAACGACAATTGGGTAATATCAGTTGAGGAGATGGAGCAGTGTGTTAACCCTGATTACCTTTGGGTAAAAGACTTAGATTTGATTCCTTACGAACCAAAACCAACACCACCACCTTTTGAATAATATATGAAAATGATACCTATTACACAATTTATTGAAGTGATTAAAAAACAAGGCGCAATCGGAGTTTTAGCCTTATGGTTAGCGTATACACATTTTGAAGTGCAAGACGTTAAAGACCGTCTTTATAACTGTTTAGATAAAAACGAATACTACAATAGAAAACCTATTGAAGAAAGACAACCTTTACCGATTATAAAAAATGATACGGTTGCGGTACTTGACAATAAAAGTCGTAAATTAGCGCAAAAATAAATTATGAAGCTAACAACAAATTTCAGTTTATCGGAGTTCAATAAGCGTAATTACAATGTGCCTACGGACGTGTTACGTAATTTGATTGAACTTGCAAAGAATCTTCAAGTGTTACGTGACGAGGTAAAGAAACCTATTAAGATTACAAGCGGTTACAGACCAGCTGAATTAAATGCTAAAGTAGGCGGTGTGACTAAGTCAAGACATATCACAGGTGAAGCCGCGGATTTTAAAATAGAAGGTTATACCCCTAAACAAGTTGCGGCTATTATCGAGAAATTGATTGCAGCCGGTAAAATGAAACAAGGTGGTTTAGGTACATATTCAACTTGGGTACACTACGACACTTATTTTAATGGAAAAAATCCAAGACGTTGGAGTAAATAATTGAAAAATTTTTCGTATATTGCGTGAACAATTCTAAAAAGTAATATATGGAAATTTGGAAAACAATTGAAAATTACCCTAATTATGAAATTTCTAATTTCGGTAATGTAAAAAGAAAACAAGGCTATCAATGTAAAATCGAAAGAATATTGATACCTTTAAATAACGGTAACGATTACATGAACGTAGGTCTTTCAAAAGACGGAATTAAAAAAAGAGAATACGTACATAGATTAGTTGCTGAAGCTTTTTTAGGAACGCCTAAAATAAAGTTAGAAGTAAACCATATTGACGGTAATAAATTGAATAATCAATTATCAAACTTAGAATGGGTAACACGGTCTGAAAATCAAAACCACAGATATAAAGTGTTAAAACATAAAGGAGCAAATACTGGAAAATTAGGTGAACTTAATTGGAAAAGCAAAAAAGTAGCTAAAATGGATTTACAAGGTAATGTTATTTGCGTTTATCCAGCGGTAATGGAAGCAATGAGGATTACAAATATTTGTGAATCAAATATAAGAGGTTGTATTTACGGAAGAAGTAAAACAGCTGGCGGGTTTAAATGGAAATATATTTAAATAGTTATGGCAAAGAAAAAAATAACAGTAAATACGGATAATATTGACGTTAATTTAGAAAAAGACGGTACGAATATTAAACTGGATATAGACTCAAAGAACGTAGATATTCACGTATTAAAAGACGAAGTAAACAAAGAGTTCAAGTTGGATAGTAAAAACATTGATATAGATATATCCAAGACCGCTGAAGGGTTGGAGGTGAAAGTCGAATCTAAAGGCGGTATTTGGAAACTTATAGCTAAACGCGTAGTAAAATTTATTTTAAGACGTTTTAAGATAGGAAAATAAAAAATCTTTCTGTTTGTTTTGTGTTATGAAACCCTTGAGAAATCAAGGGTTTTGTTGTTTTAAGAAAAAAAAATTAAAAATATTTTCTAAAAATAGTTGTTATATTAAATTTTTATATTAATTTTGGTTTATAATTAAAAACATAAAACATGAAAACAATTGAAGAAATTAACAAAATTAACGAACACAAAACGCAATTAGAAAAATTGTGTAGTAAGTTATTAAGAGAAATTCAATCAAACATGAATTTTAAAGATAGTTGTTCTTTTCAAGAAAAAAACTCAACTATGTTTACTATTAGTAGTATTGAATCTGAATTAAAAAAATTAGAAGAAGAACATTTAATTTAAACACAATGAAAAAACGAACAGGAATCTTAATTAACTCAATAATTATTTTGTTGGGTTACACTTACGAAAGTTATTTGCTTTTAGCAATAGGAGCTATTTGTTTATCTTTAGTACTAATATCTAAAACTAAAAATTATGAAAGCAAAAGATAATACTTACTATCCGCACCGTCCTAACGTAGAATATTTAAAGCGCAAGTGGATGAATAAAATTTGCCCGGAAGATAAAGGCGGTTCTTTCAACGAAAAGCTATACAAAGATTATTTAGACGCTATAATAAATTATACAAAATGAACTGGACAAGTAAGCAAAAACGAACTAAACAAGTTCAATTATCTTTTGAGTGGACTGATAAAACCGATTTAAGGCTAATTTTAGACGATGTAAGGGCGTTAATCCTTTCGGGAGTAGAATCATATCACGAACAAAAGAAAAGCTTGGAAATCGCAGATAAATGGCACAATGTAGAATTTCAGCAAAGTTACATTGAAAAGATACACGAACAAGTAGAATCCGATATCAACGGTGAATTAAAATTAGTAATCAAAAGTAGATTTTAAATTATGGAAACGATACAATTAGTTAGAAAGAAATTAGCTATGGATGCGATAATTTATGTACTAAAATTAAATTGATATGGCACAAGAAGCAAAAATGGCGCTATTGCTCTTTAGTGTGGGTTTTATATCAATAGTAATCGGATTAATAAAGAATCACTATGAAAAGACGAAGAATTAATTTAACACGAATTAAACTACCTTCAAAGTGTGTAAGGTATAAATACTTAATGCGAAGCTGGAAAAGAAACTTAAAAGTAACAATAGAAAGAATAAATTTAGAAAACGATTAATTATGAAAGTATATTATTTAACTGAAGTCGAAAGAATCCACGACAAAGAAACGGATTTAACGTATTACAGAGCGTTTTATTCAAATGGATTATTAGAAATAGACGAAATATTTGAAATAAATTCTGCAATACCAACAGTAATTATAAAATAAAAGTAAAATGAAAAAAGTATTTATTATTGCAATAGCTTGTTTAAGTTTAACCAGCTGCAAAAAAGAATGTAATTGCGGAACTATCACAAACGATGAAATAACTTTTGACAATAACGGTAATGCTTGTTATTCTTTAACAGTTAGAAATCAATGTTCGGGTAATTTAAAGACTTGGTGTTTTAACCAATCAGCATGGTTTAACGCAAATGTAGGAGAAAATTTTTGTGTTACGAATGTAGATAGTTGGTAATTAAAAAATTATTTGTATATTTGCCTATCTGAAATAACAACCACATGAATCAGAAGACTTTTTTACTAACCCCTGAACACTTGATGCCTCGTGGTTGTGGCTATTGTTTCGGGGGTTATTTAATAAATAACAACCATGAATTCATACGACCTAAGCCGAAAATGGTTCGACTGGACTTTTGAGAATCCAGAGCGAATAAACCCAAACCACACAGCACTTTATTTTTTTATTATTGAACACTGCAATCGATTAGGTTGGAAGGAAAAATTTGGTTTACCTACTACAATGGCAAAAGAAGCTATTGGTATTCGTAGTTATAATACTTACATAAATACTTTGAATGATTTAGTTCAATTTGGTTTTGTTAAGCTGATTGAAAAAAGTAAAAATCAGTATTCAAGTAATATAGTTGCTCTATCAAATTTTGATAAAGCACATGATAAAGCACTTGATAAAGCATTGATAAAGCACGGAACAAAGCAACGTGAAAGCACTGATAGTATAAATAAACAAGAAACAAAAGAACAAATATATATACCTGAATTTACTGAATTTCTACAATTTGCAATCGAACAAATTTCAAACATAGACAAAGACGAAGTTAAATTGAAGTACGAAAGTTGGAAAGTAAACAATTGGAAAGACGGAAACAACAAACAAATTAAAAACTGGAAAACAAAGCTATTAAACACACTTCCGTATATTAGCAAAATTGAAGTTAAACAACCAAGACAAATATTTGATTAAGATGTATAAAAGATTAAGCGACTTACAAGGACAACTAAACGATATTCGTAACCTTAAAAATGTTCGAGGTAAATCAATCGGTTGGACTTTTGACCAAATACCGTACACGGTAAAAGAAGGGTGTACAACTTACATAGGCGCAGCACCCGCAAGTGGTAAAACTGAAATATGGTTCGAGTTTCTAATTAATTTAAGTTGCATACACGGTTGGAAACACGTAATATTTTCACCTGAAACGGGTAACGCTGCCGAAATATACGCTGAATTATGTTATAAATATATTGGTAAACCGTACACAATAGGCGATAATTCAATGACACAAGGCGAACAAGTAGCTGCTGAAATGTTTATCAACGACCATTTTATAGTAATAGACCCTATCGACGAAGATTTGACGTTAGAAAAGTTTTATAAATTAGTAGATGAAATTGAACGCACACAAGAAATAACAATACAAACTACTACTATCGACCCGTGGAACGAACTAACTGAAGAGTTTAAACACGAAGATTTAGGACGCGAAGATAAATATTTGAGTAGAATTTTAGGACTTGCACGTAAAAACGCACGAAAGACGAAGCGACACAACTGTATTATTAATCATGTACGTGACCAACCTTTAACACACGGTAAAACACACGAAGGTGTTGAAATAAGTTATTACCCTATTCCGAGCGCTCGTGATTTTGCTGGAGGTCAAGTATGGTTTAGAAAAGGGTTAACGGTTTTAATTCCGTGGCGACCACCAACGGGTTTAATTTTGAACGATGGTAGTATAGCACAAGAAAACGAAGTGCATTTAAAAGTGGCTAAAAGCAAGCCTAAAGGCGTTTCAAAAAACGGAACGTACAAACTATTTTTAGACGTAGAAAAATATCAATACTACATTAAAGATTTTGCTGATAATAAAATATACGCTAATCGAAGTAAACACGAACCTAAACCAATTTCAAATAGTTTTCCTACTTCAAAACCTGA